TTTTGTAAGGAAAAATCTTTTGGTTTTGCTACTCCTATAATAGGAGTTGTGATATCGTTGTAATCTACAATATGCGAGTATGGCTTAATTTGGGTGGGCGCCCCTTGCACCTGGAAATAAAATTGACTGGCATCAATTTGTGTTAAGAATAATTTTCTTCTTTTTTCAGTATCAAAATCATCATATTCTTTTAGAAAAATTTGCAAATCTTCTTTATTACCTAAAACAGTTAATTCTAAATAATTTGGTTCGGTAGTTCCTGTGAAAGGAATATCTGGTCTTTTAACTACAGAATACGAAAGAACATCTACACTTCTAACAATTGTAGATGCAGCAGAAGATCCTAGATTAACTACATACCACAATTCAGTGAAAGTTACTCCAAACGTAGTATCATCTGGAAATGTTCGCGAATCAAAATTTGCAGGATTTTCCAAATATAATGTAATAATACCATCATCTAACCCAAATTTTTTTCCTCTTCTATTTAAAGTTTGTTTAATATAAGTAGATGTTTCGCTATTATTTAATCCTACTGAACCATCATTAAATACAGAATTTAAATAAATTGTTGGATATGCAGTTAATTCTTGCCCATCCGCATTTAAAGGAATACTGCCATATACATTAGTAATATTAAAATATGACAATGAAGAGAATTTTGTCCTATTATTTTTTTGTACTAGTGTATCTCTAGCTTTATTTACCTCTAGATATTTTTTTTCTTTATTAATAATTTCATAACCTTTGATATATGCTTTGCCAGTTTCTATTCCAGCAAGCATTAGTTCAGAAGCATCAGATACCTTTTTTCCGTTTACTAATCCAGTTTCTTCGTTTAGTGGATATACACCTTTATTATTATTATTTTGATAATATTCTCGTAAATCTAAAGAAAAATTATCTACAACATAATCTCCAGATTCATCAAATGTTCTTCTTGCTAAAGTTTCTTCTAAAACATTGTAATCAGTTGATTTCACTAATTGTTGTATTTCGCCGTTTTTAACACTAATTAATTGAACGTATTGACTGTCAGTTAATGAATCAAATTCTAGAACAACTAAACTAAGATCAATATTTAATCTATGCGATCCAGGAGCAGAGAAATTTGAAGATCCTTGAGAATTATCATAAAGAGAGATATCTTGTTCTGGTGTAATTATATTTTCTTTAACTAAAAATCCTACTTTTGCAGATGGTTTATTATAATACTTATCTACAATAATTAACTCTTCTGAGTTATTGACAAAATATCCATTAACAAAATACACTCCGGGTTCTACTTTGACAGCAGATGCATATCCCATTGCTGGACTGGAATCAACTTTACTAATACCAGTGTCATAATCTTCTATTGTAATTGTAGTTGGCAGAACACTGCCATCAGTTCCAACAACTAATGTTGGTGTATCGATAAGATCTAAAACTTCTAATTCTTCGCCTTGTCTAAAAGTAAATTCATTGTTTGCGTTACCACTAGTTACATATTTTACATATAAAACATCTGATTCAACTTCGGAAGATTTAGAATACCAGATAACTGACGCTTGAACGCCAGAAGACAGACCGCTTAATGTTTTTCCAACTAATTCTGAAATATCGTATTTTTGAAATACTATATTTCCATTAATATTTAAAGCAACCTCAGAAACAGATGCTAATTTGACATAATCTAATTTATTATTAAAAGACACTTCACCAGGAACCACTTGCTGACCCTGTTTGAATCTACTTCTTCCAAAATTTTCAATTTGATTTTGTAGTACAGATTGAAGCGTTGTTAATTCTCTAGTTTGAATACTATAACCAGGACGAAATAATACTTTATAAAATCCTTTATCTACGCTGAAGTCATCGTTATATGGAGGAACATTAAGGGGTGTCTTCTGAGGCATTTTATTCTCAATCTTTTACTAATTTAGTTAATATTAAATCAGAACTCAATAACGAGTTTAATATCTTCTACTTGGTCTGGTGCTCGTGTAATTGATCTTCTGTTTTCAATATAAACGATATCACCAGAATTTGGTTGAATTTCTGGTAAAGCTAATCCGTTTGTAAATGCAGATCCTAAAGTTGAAGAAGTAAATGTAGTATCTACAGTTCCAGTAATATTTGAAGTTAATCCGGTTACAGGGTTTGCTCCGTTTGATGCAAAAGGTCTTACAATTCCATTATCTAAGTGATAATCAGGAGATTGGAAATATTTTAAAACTCCAGAAGTAGTACTACCTGCATCTAAAATCCAAGCAACTACTGTTCCTTTTGCAGTGTTACCACCACCTAAACTTTGTGTAATTTCTTCATCTTGTTGAAAAATGCCAGAAACTCCAATTAATTTAATTGCTTTTAAATTAGATAATGTATCAACAGTAGCGTAATTTGAAGTTCCGTATAGTAATGGATCTTGAAGAATACCAATTCTTCTGAAATCGTTTTCTACTGGGAAATCACCGCCGCCTTCAGCATATGTCAAACGAATGTTTGTCATAATACGCTTAGCATTTAATTCAATAATTGGATCTTTTCCGTGACCTCCTTGTGGTGAAAGAACACACTCAATTGCTCCAGTAGCGTCTGAACTGAGAGTAACTGGAGTAGTTAATGCAGCATCAGAATAAACATTTCCATTTTTCAAAATAACATTAGCGTAAGTGTATCCTGAACCAGCAATGTTAAGAAAAGCGTAATTAATTTGCCCCGAAGAATTAGTTCCAAATTTAACAATACCACCAGATCCATCTCCAAATACTGGAGTATATAAAGCGGTTTGACTTGTTGGAAGATTAGATCCAATAGATTTCAACACTGCTACACTAATTGCACCATCTACTGCCGCTGACTGAACAGTTGTATCTGCAACAATAGGAATAAAATCGGTTGAAAGAAATCTTAGAACATCATTAGTGGAAATAGTGTACATATATTTCCAAATATAATTTGAGAATCCATTAGCATCTACTGGTTCTTTATAAATACCATATGCATATGTGCCACTAGAAGGCGCTGTAGATGGTTCATATGCTACAGTTGGTAGAACTCCGCCTGGAAGTAAAGAAATTGGTCTTTCTCCGTTGTACAAGCATTTAAAAACTTCATAACGATTATTAACTACGTAGAATTTAGCAGTCGAAATATTTTGAGATCCTGTGTAACCACCAGGAACATTAACTGCAGAAGTTTTTTGAGTAGAATAGTCAGGTCTCCACATATCAAAACGACTGTTAGTGGAAACGTCCCAATTATATCTTCTGACTACTGGTCGTGCAAATTCTCCTGTAATTCTTTTTGCGGCAAGAATATCGGCATACAAAATATATTTTTCTGTTTGGTTGTCGTATGGAACTGGTGGAATATCATCCGTAGCAAAACGATAAATGCCAGAAATAGCAGTTGCGGTGGTGTTATTACTTGTAAGTGGATTATATCCTGTTAAAGTAGAACCTAAAGCAGGCACAGCAGATGCAGTAGGACCAATAGCGGAAAGAAGTAAACTATTTGAATATGATGCAACTACATCAGCTCGGAAAGTTGCACTTGCGTAATTAGCTCCAATAAAAACTTTATCTCTACCAGCAACAAAATCTGTTGCTGATTTATTATAAACTTCTAAATATGTAAACCATCTTTGAGGTCTTCCAACAAAGAAATACATCCTTGTTCTTTCTGGGGAAGTATCAGAACCAGAAATAGGTTCTGTTAGAGATTCATAAAATTGCTTAGCATTAAAAATTCTAAACTTTTCAGAAATGATTGCGGCCATTGAAAACTTCTCTCTTGCTAATTGGTTCCGTAATTCTTATTTATATTTATACCCCTAATTAAGAGTTCTCAAATAATCTCCAGCATTATGAGTTTTTGCTATAGTGTTATATTCACCTCGCAATACTCCAATAAAACGATCAGATAATTTAGAAGTATATGTAACGATTTCGTCACCAACCAAAAGTTTCCCCGCAGACGGAAATCTATCAGTATTTGAAATGTAAATAATTGAACTAGTTGTAGTTAATGACGTTTGCAAGTATGCACCATATTCATTAGTAGACCCATACCCAAGATTCATTAATGTTTCCTCAATAGTTGCTTTAGCACTATATGATCTTAATTCAAAATCTTGAATTTGTATATCTCCATAAGTTCTCTCAAATTGATCTAATGTAATGCCGCCCATATTTACAAATCCCATATCATTGAATGCACCATTTTGGAATTTATTTAAGGTCGGACCTAAAGTTAATGAAGAATAAGAAATTGATGCATTAACTGGTTCTGCCAGAAAATCTACAAACCCAGTAGGAATAGTTTTTGTAATTTCTTGATTAATATTTTTAATAGTTGTTTCCTTTGCATCATTCCATAGTGTGTGTAGATTAACAACAATATCATTTGTGAATGAAACAACAGAATTTAGAACTGCGGTAAGATTTATTTGGAAAGTAAATACCGAATCATACGGAGCAACGCTAGGAATGATAATTTCAGTCGCAACAAACTTCAATGCCGTTATAATTGTAGAAGTTTCCAATAGTTCAGTGGGACTAATGATAGATTCTGCTTCGTGAACAGAAAATCCATATTCTAAATTAACAATAGAAGAAATTAATAATGTAGTTGAAATAGTAGGAAAGAAAGTAATTTCAAATTTACTACTTACACGCTTCTCGGGATTTTTGATAATGTCATAACCTTTAGTAACATATACTTTAGGAGAAGTTAAATACCCACTACCAGCACTGGTCAATACAACATCAATAACTTCACCGCCACTAACAACAACAAAACCTTCTGCGCCACCTCCTTGAGCTGGTGCAATGATACTACCACCCTCATCACGCAATGCTTGCGGAACAAATACTAATTTTGGAGCATTTTCATAACCATATGCTCCAGGTTGAACTTTACCAAATTCATATTGACCGTATTTTCTATCATTCCACTTCAACGCAGATAATTTACCATTTTTAACTTCAGCAAAAACAGTTAATCCTTCTCCCTTGAAAATTTCTTGATTTGGGGTAATGGTTAATTTACCATAAAAGTTATTTGCTATAGGTGAGTTAATGTTGTATTGACTCTTAAAAACTTTTTCTGGCAACGAAATGATAGTTCTATAATTAGTTTCGCCATCAATTTTAATTTGATCTCCAATATCCACAAAATTAGGAATTTTTTTACCTAATGAAGATCCTATTAACCACCCAGAAGTTGTTTTTTGAAGAATGCCATTTGTGTCCTCGTCAGTTTCAAATGCACTGATATTTGAAATAGAAGAATATGGTATAATCAAATCACCTAAACCAGATGACAAACCATTAATAATAGTAATATTTTTATTATTCACAAATAAAGCATTTTGTGCTTCAATAATCAATGTAGATCCAGTTGATGTAACAAATGCCCCCTTAGCTTTGCCGATAGCAGTGTAATTTTGTATATTATCACCTTGATAGCAAATTCTATCAGCATATTGTGCCAATGGTGGCAAATAATTCAAATCAATTTTGACTAAATTAAAATAAGTATCTTCTTCATAATTAAATGCTGTAACTGAAGTTGTTGCAGATCTACCATAAAAATACAATATATAAATTTTTTGCCCAGGTAAAATAGGATTAGTGAAAGTAATTGATGATCCTTGAATATTGTAGTTTCTAGTTTTCTTTTGTAAAACTCTATCAATAAAGACCAAAACATTATTATCATTAAAAACTTCTAATGGTTTTTTGTTTATTTTTCTTCTCATAATAAATGGACCATAAAAAGAACCAGTAACAAAAGTTTCATCAATTTCCGCTATTTCATAATTTGAAATTGAATGAGCGCCAAATGTTTGCCCTAAACTAGGTGGTTCTGTAAATACAATTTGATTGGGAACAGCATTTCTTTTAATATAATAAGATCTATCAACTGGAAAAACTGGTGTTATTCCAGAATTTTGTAAAACACCATCTATGGTTACAATTAAATTATCATTGGATTCTAATATAATATTTGAATTATCTACAGAGTTTAATAGATTGAAAGAAGTTTGCACTCCATTAAATTGTGAGGATATATCTTTAATTTTTTTAAAATATAAATGATTTGTGGTAGTATCTTTATATCTTAAAACTTTACCTAAGAATTTTTGTTTTGGTGTATCAGATCCCTCTACATATTGAGATGATGTAATAGATTTATTATTCAAATTTCTATAACCCAATGGAGCTTCATTAAAAGTAATTTGTGTTCCAGAAACAGTAAATGCGTCTCCAGGTTGTTGAATAATACCGTCTAAAGAAATTACTAAATTTTCTTGTTTAGGGACAGACAAAATATTGTTGCTTCCTAAAATTCTTATTGTAAACGTTTTATTTCCAGATCGATTTCCATTAGCATCAAAATAACCATTAAACTCTGGTGTTAGATATATTTCAAAACTTTGTGTCTCTGAATCATCAAAGGTATTTACAAATAAAGAACCCTTTCCTCTCTGTACATCAACAAAAGCAGAAGATAGTTGAATTTGAGTTAAAGTTCTGTATGATTTTTCAATTGTTATTTTATTTTTTTCTGGATCCCATAATTGAATAGTTGAAATATGATCAGATTTTGGTTGTTGTTGATTTATCTTGACATCACCAAAAGAATCAATTGCAACTTCCCCAAATAATTTAAATCCAGCTGGGTGAGTTGAAGATTTTACTAATCTTCTCCAAATATCAATCGGTGTTCTTGATTTTACAACATATGAATAATCTTGATAAAAGTAAGAATCTGTTAATTTTTGAGACGATGCTCCAATTTTCGATCTATCTGATGCGTAGTAACCAATATTATCAAAATATGATTTGATATCATAGTTAAACTCACCAACAAACGTCCTAACTACAAACGCTGTTTTATTTTGTGTTTTTCCAGTTATCTGTAAATTATTTTTAAATTCTCCTTCAACACGGTTTAATCGTAGAACGTTGCTTCCTTCACGCCAACCTTCCTTTGATACATATCCAGACGCAATTTTAATAGTGCCATCATATTGTTCAACAATTTCATTTTCAAAAAACGCTTTTTCTGGAAAATCTTTCAACACTAAGATTCTATCAGAAGTAATTTTGCGTTTAGTTGTAGTGTCACTATTAAATCCTTTTCCATTATCAATAAGAGAAATTTTGGTAGGAATACCAATTTCACTACTAGAAAAATATAATTTTACATCTGTTTCAATTATTTTGATTTCTGGTTGAAAAGTAAATCCAGATCCACCATTCAGTAAAATAACGGCAGAAATAGTATTATCTGCATTTTTTCTAACATCAAAAGCATAATTTTTTCCATCTCCTTTTGAAAGTATTGCTTTTGGATTGGAGTAGTTAGATCCTGGATTTAAAATATTAATACCAATAATACTGCCAGTGTTTTCATTCCAAGTAACATCAACTAAACACTCATTTACCGAAGAAGGTTGAACACCATTTATTAATGGCAATTTACTCATATTTTTGCCAGAATTAACAATTTTTACAGTGTTAATTTCTCCAACAGCATTTGAAGATGTTGTAGTGTATGAAATAATTCCCGATCCAGAATGCTGAGGATATGCTTCTAATTCATACACTATTTCAGTAGGAGTGTTGTATATAATTTGATGTTCGCCTTGCAAAGGATCATCAATTATTTTTAAATATGCTTTTTCAGAATCAACATTGCTATTTTTATCAAAATAATAATAATTAGTAAATTCAATATCTTTTTTATTACTAAAATTATTTGATGCAATATTTGCGCCAAATCCAATTTTTAGAGTGATGAACGAATTAGCAAATCCTGGTAAAGAGTTACTTTTTTCAATTTCTGTAGTAAGAATATTATAGTTTCCGCTGGGAGAAAATTCCAAAAAACTGCCAGCCATAGAAGGATTGGATGTGTCAAATTTATATTTGTAATAATTTTGTATGGGTGTTATTGGATTTTTTGTCCAATTTATATTGTCATAAGAAAATTCAAATTTATATTTTGGAGATTCTATGATATCTAAAATTCCTACTAATTTTTTGGGAGTGTTTTGATCATAGAAGAAACTAGACGCCGATAAAGAATTAATAGTTGTCAATGTATTTCCAGAATTAAAAAATACAACTAATTCTTTAGTTTCTGGATTATACGAAGAAACATAAGGATCAGATGGAGTGTTTCCAAGTTGATAATTAAAATTAAGTAAATATTTTGGTAAATATGAAAATATAGTTGATTTATCAATGTGATCTAAACTACTGGTATTTTCTTGAGCTCGCTGCACAACAACAGAATTTGTAAAAGTATTAATAGATACAACTTTAACTATTTCTGTGCCAATTTGTAATAAATCGTTATTTGAAATAGAAGATACCTCATTTAAAAACATTACATTATTACCAGCAGCAAAACCTGCGTGATCAACTTCAATTGTTAAAAATCTAGATGTAACTGAAATAGGATTTCTATAAATTGAATTAGGATTTGTTGTTAAAATATCGCTTTTTTTATAGAATTTGCCTTTGTACGTAATTTGTACTGATGTAACCAATCCATTAGTTACTCTTATAGTAGCTCTTGCATTATTTGTATTGCCAGGATTTCCAATTACAGCATTTGTTAAATCAGTTACTACTTGACCAGTTTCTCCCCTACATTTTGCTTGGTCTGAAAATATTAGTTCTACATTAGTGTAAGTTGCATTTCCAAAACTATCAGATGCGTAGTCCGATCCACTATTTAAAACTATAACTCTACCAATTCCACTGTCATTCAATGTTTTTGTGTATACTGGTGTGTTTAATTTTAATTTTTGATAAATTGTTTTTCTAACATAAATGGTGATAGTTGTAGTTGTATCATCAGGTTTAATATCAACATTAATTAAATCTCCAACAGAAATATTATGATTTTCGTTAGTTTTTAAAATAGCAATTTTATCAGTGTTAGTTAAAACTTTTATATTTGAACTTAATGGATTTTTTTGAACAATTTTGCTACCAACAGTATCACGTAAATTATTAGTTTTTAAAAAATATTCTGAAGAAACATCAAATGTTCCACGCAACACTTTAACTTTGCAGGTATTTTTTTCTTCGGTAGATTCTAAAACTATTCCAACTGCTTTTTGATTTAAAACTACTGATCCAGGATTAGAAGTATCTGACAATAAAATTGGACTGCCGTTTGGCGATGATGCAATTTTAAAACTTGTTGCTTGTGAATCAACAACATAATATATTTTGTTAGTTTCTAATTCAGAAAAAGCAGATGAAAATATTACTGGTTCATTATTAATAAAAGTATTTGACGCTAATGTAATTACTCCGTTTGTTACTGATAAAATAATTGCTTGTTTTCCAGTGGTTTGAAAAATTTCCGAACCCAAACTAAAACTAGAAACTTTATCTACAACTAAATTAAGTACTTCAATTGAAGAAAATAGTGTATTTGTCCCTAATGAATTAATATTTTCAAATCTTTTATTAACTTCTTTTAATACAATTGTTTTTGAGTTGAATACATTTCCAACAACACGTCCAGTTGCCGAAGATCCAGATTGAGTAATAATATCCCCATCAAATAAGTAACAAGGAGATTCTGTAGTTAATTTAACGCATTTATCTAGAGATGGGGGTAGCAAAATTAATATTGAATTATTTCTCAACAACACATCTGTTGTGTTTAAGTTATAATCTGGAATATTTTTTGCATCAATTATAGTAGAAAATCCTAAAGAATTAACATTTAATGAAAAACTTGTAATTCCAGCCGAAATTAATTCTGAATTAAGAGTAGAATTAAAATAATCAAAAAACTTATAGATTCCGGAAGAAGAAAGTAAAGAATTTACAGATTTTCCTTTAACACTGGATATTTTTGCTAAAATATCGGAACCGTTAGTTCCAGAATAATCTATATCTATTATTCCATCTACAGAAAAAGATGGAATAGAAGAAACAACATCAACAGAAGAAATAGATCCAGATTTTACACTTTCTACAAACGCAACAACTCCATCACCATTATTTTTTGTTCTATTTGTTCTCAATCTAGTTACATTACGTGGAATATCATCTTGAGAAATCGTTTTATTATAATTTGAATCTACTGGTATAGAATAATAATTTTTACCAAGGAAATAAGGATATACTGGTGTGTTATTTTCTAAAATAGTTGTAAAATATGCGTATGTTCCTTCTGGATAATCTGGCGTTACACAAAATCTCCCATTATTTTCATCCAATATTCCAGATCTATGCAAATATTCATAATCTTCTACAAAAGATCCTAATGGATATGCAGTAATTGATGGTCCTGCAGAACGAGTAGTTTTTAATTTATAACTACTAGTCATTCTAACAATAGAAGATGACGAATCGCCAAAATTTTGATATCCATAAGGACCATAAATCGGATTGCCATCATAAGCAAATCCAATAATCGGAGAATGAGTTAATACAGATGGTACATTTCCGATATTGTCTAAATTATCTGCTAAAGACACTCTAAGTGCTTTTGGATTAGCAATATAGTTATACCCATATCCTAAAGATGGATTATTATTTAAAAAATAATGTCCATTCGTATCATCTAAATTTTGTTTTAATTTCTCAAATCTATTTCTAGTCCAAGTTCTCACTATAGAAACTGCTTCTGCTCCAGAACCAATTGCTTGAATTGTTACTGTAGTTGTGGTTGAATCATATGACTTTCCTTCTTCATTTTTTAAAAATCCAACCAGCTGTCCTTCTTCAGATATCACCGAGGTAAAACTAGCAAATCTTCCTTTACCAGAAGAATCTGTTATAACTACTTTGGGTGGAGTAGTGTAATATTCTCCAGGATTTGTAACTTTAATGCTTGTTATTCTTCCGTTTGTAATCACTGGTTCTGCAGTTGCATTTCTACCAGAAGTAATAATGATTGTTGGTACGGGCGGGAAAAACCCAGATCCCCCTTTTACAACGTCAATTCTATCTACAGTATCGCCAGAGAGGACTGCTTGCCCCGTTGCAACACCACTTACACCAGATGTATCAATAACTAAAACTTTTGGTGGGTCTAAATATCCACTTCCTTTTTTTACTAAATCAAATTTAGTAATTTCTCCAAATATAATTACTTCATCATCCTTTACACCACGAATAGGAACTCCATTAATCAACACTCCAACATCTTTGTTAGTAGTTTCGTAAATTTCTGTCGTTCTTGTTGGAAATTTTCTAATAAGTTTTAAATTTTTCTGATCTTCTAAAGTGATGTTCCAACTATTTTTTCCTATTGCATGATTTGGATATCCAGATGATGCAATATAATAATATTGATCATCTTCATAAATTGCAGAAACATTTACTGGAACTTCTGATAGTGAAGATATTGATGAAAAAGTGTTGTTTTCATTTAAATTCCAGCGTACAGAATTAGTAGTTTTATTGAAAATTATAGGATTTTTTGAATCAAATCCAGACGAAGCAATTTCTACAGCATCGCCAACAACAGAGTATGGTGTTGGTATATTTTGACTTAAATTATATAATATACCCAACACTAAAATTGTTCTGGTTTGTGGTTGATTATTTTCACCTACAAAAGAAATAGATACATTTGATTTTTTATATACTGGCGTGTTTGCAGTATATGTTCCTGGAATAGATCCTCTGTTTCCAATAATAAATTGATTTACCGTTTTTGATTTATAATTAATCTCTTCCGAACCAACTATAATTGTTCCTGCAGTAGTTCTCCATCCATTTGTCGAATAAACATTAATTCTTTTATTTGTTCCAGCATTTGATAGTAGCGAAGAAGTCAGATATGTTTCCGAAATAACTGAAAATTCTCCAACTATACTTTGTTCAACTAAAATTATTTCGTAATATCCTTCTCCAATTGAAATAATATTGTCTATTACAGCCGACGCATATCCAACACTAGAATCATTTTGATCCTGTTGTTGTATAATTTTTGCTCCAATTAAATAACGAATATCAGATATATTTCCTACAATTTTTGCCTTTAATGAGTAATTATTGATCCACTCACCATATGATGGTTTATATGTGGAATCTTTTGGATAGTATACAGTTGGGTCGTTAGGAACATCAGAGGGAACTAATGCATTGAATAAAAATTTTATAGATGATTCGGTTCCTTTTGAAGCATAGAACTTCTTAATATTTTTAATTAAAAGTGATTTATCAGCTGATGACTTAAGTGATGCCTCAGGAAAAGAAGAGAGATACTCATATTCAAAATTTTTAACTAATGAATATAAAAATAGATGACTAATATTAAAAATTGCACTACCGTTTAAGTGTTGAACTCCAGTACCAGAATCATCACTTGTATTTTTGAATTCTAGTTGGTTATATAGATCACCCAACTTAGTAGTAGAACTTATATTACGATAACAGTTTACAAAAGATGTTTCTGTTTTTGTTTTGTAAAAAATAACTTCATTATCTATTAAAATATATCCATTTATATCAGGAAAAGAAGATGTATCTTCTACATTAATAGTGGAAGAAATTTGACTAATATTTTGAGTTAAAATTGTTTGTTGATTAAGTAAATCATGAGTGTAAGTATCAATATCACGATACTTTGTTAAATTTAATATTAAATCAACTGGTTGACCTGGCAGTTCAAGTTGCTCGTAGTATTTCTGCATAAACGCAGAAAATTTAGGATACTCAGATACAATAAAATTTGGTAACTGACTATCAATGAGAGCTGATAAACTTTTAACTTTAGTTGCCATTTATTTCTATTCTTGAATTAGAGTAAAAGAACTTTTTTCAATATCTACATCAAGATAAACTTGACGTTTAGCAACAATATCATTATATTGTGGTTTTAAACGAATTTCTATTTTATTATCTAAAAACGAACCTTTGATAATTTTTAAATCATATAATTTGACATCTCCTTTTGCGTAATCAATTTCTCCTTGTTCGGAATTTAATATAATTTTATCACCTGTTTGAGAATCTAAGCGATATAAAACAACTTTAGAATTTCTATCTTCAATATAAACAATATAATTTGGATATTGCTGAACAACAAACCCAGTAGAAACCAAGGTTTGTACATCAATATCATCATCAAAAGGATTGTTAAAACAAAATTCGTAATATGCACTATTATTTAATGAAGGATAAAAATCCTTTCTCATTCTGATATCAGTTAAATTAGAGCGAACAGAAGTATCAGAAGCGTCAATAGTGCTAATTGCTTTGCTGTATCTAAATTTACCACCAAATTTTTCAGTATCTGACAAATAAATATAATTTGTTAAATTAGCAATAATTTTTTGTTTAATTTGATCCAAGGTTAAATTGGTTTGAGATTGATCATAAAAAATTCTAGAATACAATTCAACAAAAATAATAGAAGGATCAACAATCTCTGGTGTAATTGCAGCTACAGAATATTTTTTTAATTCTTGAAGAATAATACTTTTAGTGTATGAAGATAAGAAATTTAAATTTCTTGGTTTGATTGCTACCTTCACTTTTCCATACTCGGGAGGATTCTCTTCTTCTCCGCCATAAGAAATGACATCCGCAATCGCTGGATAAATGCGACGAATAATTGCTTCATAATCTAATGAAGTAACGGCACGATTTTGCGCTCCAAAAGATGCTGGAGCATTTCTTTTAACACTATCAATGCTTTCAATATCTTCGCCGCCAAATGATTTGGTGAGCGATGTAACGCTATTTACAGTTATTGCAAATAATGTAGTACCAACAATATCAGTAATCACACCATTATATGTGAAAATAGAAGCACCGTTTGTTGCAGCAGCATTTGTAGTCAAATAGCTAATCTCAATAACTTGATTTGTAACTAATTTTTTGCCAAAAATACCATCTCCAAATGTAATCTTATAGTTTTCGTCTTCAATTTCTGTTACAAAATATGTTGGAGAATTAGATCTAACATTTAAAATATTGTCTGATTCTACAAACTTTTCAAAAGAAGAAGAATTTGAATTTTCAAATACATTTATACGAATAGTTGATGTATCGATATTAGAGTTCTGTAAAACAATGCTATGTGACCCTGTATACGCTGGAACAGTGTATCTGTTAGAAATATATGTTCCTTCGTATATTTTTAGATTTTCAAAATTAACGGTATTATCTGGAAGAACGGAAGCTTGAACATCATCTAACAAAACATATTGATATAAAGTTTCATTCACATTAGTAAGAAAAGCATTTCCTTTTCTTAGAAAAATTGATTGTGGTAAATTGTTACCAGTAAGCGTAACATTCAAATTTACAGCACACGAAGCAGCAACAGTTGATCGTGGAGTGTATCCTAATTGCTTTGCTAGCGATACTACGTTGTCTCTTAGCGTTGCAGAGTCAAGAAATGACTCATTGACAAGCATGTTCGCATTAAATGACGTATAATATGTGTTGTATGCCAGCACATCCAGCAGCATACCAAGAGTAGATCCTTCAAAATCGTAATCACTAAAGTCAGAATTAGCTCTTAGATAATCTCTAAGAGCATTTTTTATCTCAAAATAATCTAAACTTGTTAACTGATTGTATGCCATTATCCTCTAGTTCTCTCTAAGAAGAGGGTTATATTGTCTGTTTTCTCTTCTAAACCAACAATAGAATAGTCAATTACAATATCATATCCGTTCTCATCAAAATTTGGTTCCACATTGACGGAGTTTAACAAAACTCTAGGTTCAAATGCATTAATCGTATATTCAATGTCAGAACGAATAGACGTAGAGTTAATATAATCTACGGGATCAAACAGTAATTTAGTGATTCGACTACCGATATTTGGATTAAAAAAGCGTTCGCCTGGATAAGTGGTCAATAAATTTTGCACAGATTTTTTAATTGCGACAAAATCTTTGACCACTATGAGGTCGTCAGTGATCGAATTCTTATCAAATGTAATGCTAAGATCTTTAAACGACCTACTAACAGGCATAGAAATATATTATTTTCTATTATTTATACCCACCATTCAACATAATCATCAAATCCTTCTTTACCACCACACATTTTTGACAATCTATTTTTTGGCGGATCATTTTTTCTTGTTTTTGACGGAGTTTTCCCCATATGAGGAGTGTAATCAGTGATTAAACGTGTTGTTCCCCACGTTTCTCGCATATATTTTACGTCTCTGTCTGGATTTGGATGCGTAGCCATCTGTTTTTCTCCTAAATTGAGTGAAAACAGAACTTTTTACGGGGTTGCTATCCCGGCAAAACATAAAAAAACGCCATAAATGACGTTAATTTGAATATTTTTTAATTTCCCTGCCCACGATAACGCTTTTTGCGCCTATTGCGTGCAGATGCAGCAAGGTTTGTGTTTCTGCTGCGACCTTGACGAGTGGATTTAGGTTTGCTAATAACATGATTTGAGTTAGTAAAACTTGTTGTCTTTGCCATTTATTACCTCAATAACTTCAATAGTGTACTATATTTTTACCCGGTTGTTAAGACATTGACAGATCCGTCAGTAATTGAGCCTAAATCTGCAGAATCACCGATTCTTGCAATTAATTTGCCATTCACTAAAACTTTTGCATATCCTGAATTGACCTGCGCTAAATGTGGAATACAAGGTGGATTCGAAGCAGGATTTGTAATCGTGTGGGGTGCTAATTGAGCACCTAAGTATGTTGCCCCTCTTCCATTGA